TATTATTATTATTATATAAATTTATTTTTATATAAATATATTAAAAAAAATATATATATATATATATATATATATATATATATAAAATGTACCAACAAAAATATTTTAAATATAAATATTTAAATTTAAAAGGTGGTGGTGAAATATATGATTAATTAATTAATTCAAAAGGTGATATAAACATAAATGAAATTCAAAATAATTTAACATGTTACGAATCATCATTACCATACATACACGTCATTTGTGAAAAAGGTGACTCTGTTAATTTATTTAATTATTCAAGTAATAGTATATCTCAAAGCGCTGGAAGATATAATACATAATATAGAGATATTATAAAAAGATCAGAAGCTTTTCATTTAGAAAATAATAAAAGAGTTTTTACATGTAAAAGTATATTATGGGATAGAACTGTAGCATCATACATTCATGATTCAAATAAGAAATTTTTTGGAATTAATACTAAAATTACAAATAATGATAGAAAGTGAAGGTTCCAAGTATAAAATAAAAAAAAGATAAGATAAATAAAGATAAGAAAGAAATAATATCTTTTACAAGAAAGAAATATGTTAATAATGATAAAACAATATTCTCTTCTTATCTGCTATCAATTCTTCTTTTATTATATGATAGAAGAATTTTATTAAATAGATTAGAAGAACCTAGTAATATAGAAATTGATATAATTTACAAGGGAAATACATACAATAAAAATAATAAAGTATGCTTTACACAAAATAAAGATACTTTTATATTTAAAAATGTTGAAAATTATTTTAAATTATTATATGATGGCTATAATATTATAGCAATTTTTAAAGGTTTTAATAATTCAAATAATATTTTAACAGATATATCTAAAACAAATAATAATTCAACAGTAGTAAAATTAAGATATATTAAAGTATGGATTAATAGTTATATTGGCAGAAATCATCAAGATATAATATTATTGGATCTAAATAAAATACAAATATTTAAAAATAAATCAGAAATAACAGATATAAAGCAGCTACCAATATCAGATATTGAATCATGTATAATAAAATTAAAAAAAAATGACACCATAAATATAGCAAATCCACGTTATAGTAACAAATTTAATGAATATTTAAAGCAGTTTTTAATATGAATTAGAGATTTAAAATCTAAATTATATATATAATATGAATAATCAATTTTGCTATTCAAATATAGAAAATAATAAAATAAATAATAAAAATTATAATAATAATCAAAATAAAAGAATCAATCAATCATCATTTGATTATAATCCATATCAACAAATGCCAATTCAAGAAAGAGTAGGAAGACCAAGTAATATATGTAGTCAAAATTTTATTAATCCGAATAATAATAATATTGTAAATAATAATTCATATAAATCTGAAGAAGATAGGAGTCATTTTTTAATAAATAATTTAGATGGTTTAAAACACATATTAAATAAAAAAGGTACAAGACGGGATGCGAATTATCAAACAGAAAATGATAGCGAACGAATAAAAAAAGATTTAACTGAAGAATTTACAGTAAAACAATCAGATAATGTTACAAAAAATATTATAAAACTTTATGAACTTGAAAAATATCAATTAAATATTAATCAACTTCATAAAAAAGTTTTAGTTCATATAAGTAGTAGTATAAAAGCAAATAATGAGAATGTCTTTAATTTTACAGTAAATTTAGATAGTTTTAATTTAGGTTATAGATTTGATAGTGTAGTAAATGTAAATGTAATTAAAGCAACAATACCAAAATATCATTATTTATTAGATACTGATGATAGTACTTATAATCATGAACTCAATTTTTTTACTAATAATTATATAACAATTAACAATATAACTTATAAATCAGGAACTTATAATTCATTAAAAGATTTTAATGATAGAGATGATAGTTCTAATTATTCATATGAATTAGATCATACAAGTTATGAAAATTTAGTTACAATTAGTCATTCAACTAATAATATAGGTATTAATTATATAAGAAATCAACTTGCATATGTATTAGGTTTTACCAATATGATATCAAATAAAGAAGGAAAGGATAAAGATGAATTTGGAAAATATAAAAAAATATACGGTAATCATTTAATAGCAGGTCAAACAATTACAATAAATAGTACAACTTATACTGTAACAGATAGTAGTACAAGTACAAGTATTCAAGATTATTTAAATAATATAAATGCTTTGATTAGTGAATCTATAATATCTATTCATTATGATGAGGATCATCATTTTTTTTATTATATAAGTGATATAGAAGATCCTACTATTATTATTTCAACGGATTTAAAAAATAGATTAGGATTTGAAAATATTAATAAAGATAATAAAGATACACGATTTAAATATAATGGTTCAATAAGATATCTTTTATTAACCAAAAATATAACTACCAGTAGTGAAGAAAGTAATAATGATCCAACAAGTAATAATAAAGTAACTGCTACTAATCATATTAGATATTACGAAAATTTATTTGCTTTTATTAGTTTAAAAAAAAATAATGGTGAAGAATTATTAGATGATAAACATTCTACTCATGTTTTATATAAAACAGAAGATGGAACACATAAATCTTTTAGAGCAATACAATCTATTAATTTAGATGCTAAAAGTTTTGATGCTAATGATTATGGTTATGATGCCGATATTGATATAAATAAACATTTAATTCATTTTAGAGCTACAGAATGTGAATTAACACGAGAATTATTTAATGAAACAATGACAATGCATAAAATAAAAATACAATTATTAAATGAAACTGGTGGATTTTATGATTGTAAAAGTGATTGGTCTGCTACATTTGAATTTGATATTTTAGATTCTAATATAACTAATACTGATTTTATATCACAAATAAAAAATAAAAATTTAGAATATTTAAAACAAGATGAAATCTAATATAATTTATTTTTCTAAAATTATTCCATAATTCCCCAATTCATAATAATATTTAATTATTTTAATATTATTAGGAATTAATTCTTTTAATTCTTCTTCTTTAAATACATGATAGTATCTTCTACCTAATACTTTTTTATGTTTATCTTTAAAATCAACAAAAATATCTTGTTGATTAAATTTTCTTTTACTATTTTTAGGTTGTTTTAATGCCCAAACCGTTATTAATATTTGTCCACCATATTTTGTAATTCTAAGTAATTCGATAATTGCTTTTCTTCTTTTTTCTATACTTGATAAATGATGTATAACAGCAATACATAGTGTATAATCAAATATATTAGATTTTAATGGAATATCTAATATATTTCCTTCTAAAACATTTAAATTCTTTTCTAAACAAATTTTAATTAATTCATTACTAAAATCACAACCAATAAAATCACAATCTTTTCTATATAACATATTCTTTCCATTACCACAACCTATATCAGCTATTAAAGATTTTTCTTTAACTAAATCTAAAAAACTTTCTACAGAAGACCATGATCTATATCTTGTATTACTAAAAGTTTTAGCTATTTTATTATAAACATTTTTAACATTTTTAACTTCTATATTATCTAATAAATTCATAATTAATAAAATTACTATTTAATATTTAATATTCAATTAGATATTTTTTCTTTCAATTTTTTATTCTCATTATACAATGATTTAATAATTTGTTTTAACTCCTCAACCTCATCATTATGAACTTCAGTTAATTCGTCTGTTGATATTTTCTTAAAAAAAATACTCCCTTTTGTATTAACCGACCATGAACGAATTCTATTACTTAAAACAATATATTTATCAGCTTCTTTATTATTAATTAAATAACCACCTATTCTAAATACTTTTCTTCCATCTTTTTGTTTAGAAAAATATCTAACATGCGTATTTAAAGATATTGATTTTATATTAGCTACTTCTACATAATCTTTTAGTAAATCTTTTATTTGATTAGGTGTAAGTTTATCTTGAACTGTTTTTTGGGGTCTTATATATTTATCTGTTTTATCTCCAAGTCTATTTTGAGTATTATTTTTAGACATTATATATATATATAATTAATATATTAATTATTTATATAATTAATATATTATTAACTTTTTATTTTTTATTATTAACTTTTTTTGGTCTTAAACAACTTTTATTAATACGAGTATTATTAAATCTATCAAAAGTATATTTATCATTACCATTTATTTTACATTTATTTAAAGCTGTTTTTTTATTATTTTCAATTAAATTATTTAATTCTATTATTCTATTATTATCCTCTTTCGTTTTATTCGTTTTATTTTTTAATTTATTTAATTCTGTATTGTGAGTTTTCCAATCATTTACTCTAAATACTTTACAATAATTATTTTTATTATTTAATAATTCTGGTTTAATATCTATATTTTTATTTAATTCGGTTAATATATCTTCATCTAATTGTAAATTACCTACTTTTTTTTTATTTATTTCATTTATTACATCTTCATTCAATAAACTTTCATTATTAAATTTCATTGCTTCATTTGCTTTATTTAAGCATTTTTTTGGTTTATTATCTGTATCTAATCCCCAATTAGAATATCCCATACAACCACTATATTTCCAATCATTAATTAATTCAGATGTATCTGGTCCTACTTCTTGCCAATATAATCCATTATCTGTATCAAATTGACAGTAAAACATTTTATTATCTTCTATTTTAATATTAGATTCAAGATTAGGAACACTTTCTTTTACTTGTTGTTGATATTGTTCTTCTTTAACTAATATTGTTGTATAAATAAAATAAATTATTATTCCAAATAAAATAAATACACATAAACAATAATTTAATATTTTATATATATATATATATATATATATATATTTTATTTTATATTAGAAATTTTTAAAAATAATTTTCTAAAATTATCACTTTGTGTTTTATGTGTTTTATAAAAAATATAATTATTTAAAAATTTTATTTTATATGTATTCTTACTATAATCATTTTTTATTACTAATTTCATTTTTGATAAATTATTTTTGTTTTCTATATTTATTAATATTCCACCATATTTTAATTCATTATTTATATTTATGTATTTTATATATCCTCCCTTTTTTAAATTATCTATATCATTATCTATATATGAATAATTATTTAATTGTTTTGAATATTTCCTATATAATTCATTAATATTATCATCTATATCTAATTCATTATTTTCAACTAATTTATTAATTCTTTTTTTTTTTGTTTTTTGATAATTATCATATTTTGTTAAAAT